TTACAATTCGTTACGTTTAATTAAACTTAGGCAGGGTTCTTTGGAGCCCTGTCTCTAAAGCCTGGCGTGCTAGTCTTTAGAGACACAGGAGGATTTATGGCTGACCTAATTACTAGAACGGAGTATAAAAACTATCTAGGAATTACTACAACAAATAAAGATCAAGAAATTGATTTATTAATTCCTAAAGTTAGTCAGTTAGTAAAAACCTACTGCCGCAGAAATTTTACTGACTACTATGATGAAGCTAAAACGGAGTACTTTGATGGTGGTTTTGACCGACTAATACTAAAAGAGACTCCAGTAACTAACGTACTACAAGTTAGTCAAAGTACTAACTATGGTAAAACTTATGCAACTACCCTTGTAGAATTTACAGACTGGATACAGGATGGCGATAGTATTCGCACGATAGCTAGCCCAGGATATTTTGCATTACATCCGCGGGGATATAAAGTTAGTTATTTTGCCGGATATGAGTTTGTACCAGATGATCTTAAATTAGCTGTGCTAGATCTTGTAGAATATTACTCAAAGAATAATAGCGCAGTACATGTTAATCGTGATGTAACACCTAATGTAACACAAATACAATATGTAGCTACTACAAACTTTCCAGCACACATTAAGCGTGTGCTAGATCAATATGTAGCGGATTATGCGTAATGTCAGCACCAGAACTAAGTGCCGTAGTTAGGGCCAGAATAGAAAAAATATATGGTGAACAAGGCGTAATACTAGGCAAAAGCGGAACTCGTGCAGATATATTTAAAACCTATAAAGATACCCAAAAACTTCGCAGTGATTTTAGTTCAGTTAAAAGCAATCAAGTAAATATATTAACTAGGCAGTCACTTGATAAACTTAAAGTAGATTTAGATAACGAACTTCAAAAGAGCGTTTTTAAAACTGCCAGTACTGAATTAATGAGTCTAATTAACTTTGATGATTTTGTAAAAACTAGTTTTCCTGCTGAAGCTGCCAAAATGCAAAAGAGCGGACAAGTTAGATTAGTAGGCGTAACTACAAGTAAAATAATAGAGAAGTTTTTAATCTATGTGGGCAGCATAATAGATATTCAAGTTCTTGCCGCAGGTAAACGAGATCCGTTAACTGATAAAACTTTTTTACAATATATACAAAGTTCTATACAAGCTGGTCATCTTGCTGGTATATTTACCGCAAAAGTAGCAGCTGCATTGGGAGGCGCTGTAAACTTTACCCCTGGTGGAACATATAGAGATTTTACAATTAATGTTGACATTAGTGATATAAAAGATCAGCAAGAACGCGAACAAATTGAAAATTATCTAGATTTTGTAGATAAAACTATTAAACTACTATTAGATGCCGATTTTCTTAGTAGTAATCTTACTAATGAAATAGCCATTTTTACCGAGGCAACAAAAGGTGCACTAGATAATAGGCCCTATTTTACACTAGAAATGCAGATAACTAAAATTAACGCAGAGGCTGGTGATATATTAAAAAATTTAGGGGCTTCTCTTAATAGTTTTATTGCTGCGTTTCCTAAAGGTCAGATAGCTGCTAAGAGTAATGTAAACATTGCTTTTAATAGAATTATAAAAGATCTAGAACCTTTAGCTAAGCTGATACAAACTCAAGCAAATATTATTTCAACAACATCACCTGCTTTAGCAGACGCTATTCGCGATAATGCAGCTTCACTTGGCGATATGGCTGTAAATGCAAGAGGATCACTAAGCATAAAACAATATATTGCTGAAGTCGTAAAAGATGTTATTAAAACTGGTAAAAACCAAACATCTCTAGGTACTACAAAAGCTACTAGTAAAAATACTATTAAAGATAAGTCAGATATGACTAGTCAACTTAACAAGTTGATTAAAGAAACTACGGCTAAAGTTAAAAAACTTAAGCAAACTATTCAGAAAAGCAATTCAGCAGTTAAAATACGTAGTAAGCGTACAAATAAAAAAATAAGTGCTACTAATATACTAAGCTTACAGCAACTATTAGATGCACAGTTAGTTGATACTGTTAAAAGAAATATGGGTAATGGCAGTAGGCGAGATGTATTAAACCTTCGTAGTGGTAGATTCGCCGAAAGTGTTAGGGTAAATAGATTAAGTGAGGGAAGAGAGGGTACTATAAGCGCTTTTTATACTTATATGCGCAATCCTTATGATACATTTAGTCAAGGCGGAAAACAGCAATATCCTCGTAGTAGAGACCCTAAATTGCTAATATCTAAATCAATTAGACAAGTAGCAGAGCAGTTAAAGATAACAAGATTAAGGGCCATATCAACATGACAAAGCGTGTACAAATAGTCAAGGCCCTTGCCGAGGTGTTTAAAACCATAGATGGCACAGCGCCATATGTAACTAATCTACAAGGTTTAAGTTTTGCCAAGCTAAAGTTCTGGGATGAAATAAACGATTTTCCTAGTGTATACTTAAGCCCTGGCACTGAACTGCGTGAATATCATCCAGCAGATTTTGCCTGGGGCATGCTTGGCGTATGTGTAAAAGTTTACTGTAAAAGTGAAGACACTGCACAAGAAGAACTTGAGCAGTTATTAGAAGATCTAGAACGTTGTATAGACGCAAATCGTCAGCTAGTATACGACACAGACAATAATTATGAAACAACAGAAATATTAATAGACTCAATAACTACGGACGAGGGCCTCTTAGCTCCCTATGCAGTTGGCGAGATTAACTTACAGGTTCGTTATCAGATCATGTAAGCAACCGTGTTCTTAAAGCCCAGCACAGATAATAGTCTAGTCGTGGCTAGCCGAACACCTCTAATGAGGATAAAAAGATGAGTTTTAATTTACTTCGTAATAGTAGAGTTTTCTTTACTACCAATGTAGGTAACAGCGGAGCAACACTAGGGGTAGTAGCTGCAAGTGGCTTTACCGCTGCTAATACTAGAGAAATTCAGGTATTAGATGGTTTTGGCTTTAGTCAGAATACTACTAGTGAAACAGTTACACTAAATGAAACAGGTGCTAGCCCAGTTCGTGGTCAACGTAGTTTTAATACACAGTTAGACCCAGTTGATTTTAACATGACTACCTATATTCGCCCCGTAGATGATGGTACTATTGTTACAGCAGAAGAAAGCGTACTTTGGAACGCACTATTTGGTACAGCAGCAATTAGTGCAACTCCTGGAACACTTGCGAGTGGAGCAGCTTGGACAAACGTTGCTACAGGTACAAGCCCAGCAACTTGCGTAGCTACAAACAGCAATGCACATCAACTACAACGTTTTGGACTAATTGTTATTATTGACACAGCTTGCTTTGTTATTGATGATTGTGTGTTAAATACAGCTACAATTGATTTTGGTATTGATGCCATAGCTAGTATTCAGTGGGCTGGACAGGCTAAAGCAATTCGTCAAATTGCAGCACCAACATTTGTTGATACAGATACTTGGAGCGGATCACTAGCTGGTGACTTTAAAACAAAAATTACTAGTGCAGCATTTATTGCTAATAAACTAAGTGTACTAACATTACGTGCTGGTATTGGCGGAGCAAGTGGTAACTATTACAACTTACCTCTAACTGGTGGCAACCTAACAATTAGCAATAATGTTAGTTATTTAACACCCGCTACACTAGGTATTGTTAATCAACCGGCTACATATTTTGCAGGAACTCGTGCTATTAGTGGTAGCTTAACAGCTTACTTACGTAGTGGTGCAGCTAGTGGAGCAAATAACGATAGTAATGCTAGCACAGGTGCTAGACAAACAGCACAGTTATTAGGCGACTTATTAGCTAACAGTACAAGTGACGTAGATCCAGCTTACTACTTAAAAATAGCAATTGGTGGTACTACTGCAATAGATCGCGTTGAGATTGAAATGCCAGGCGTTGTGTTAACAATTCCTACAATTGCTACTGAGCAAGTTATTAGTACAACTATTAACTTTACTGCTCAAGGTACAGAAAATGGCGACTTTAAATTGCAAGAGACAAACGAACTAAACGTAAAATACTACGCATAGGTTTTATTAACCGAGACCGGTACTATACCGGTCTCACTAACAAAGTGTAACAATGGCAGATCTTAGTTTAAAATCATTATTAGTACCGTCAAAAAGCGTTGAGGTAGAATATCCTGGTATGCCAGGGTTTAAAATTAATTTGGCTTTTTTAAGTCGTGAAACAATTGTAAATATTCGCAAACGTGC